ATAGTTTAGAATTTGGTGAAATTCCAGTTCACGATCGTTATGGAAAATTTCAATCTCTACTCTAAACTTAAACAGATGCCGATGTCGCGATCCAAGATAACTCACATCACTTAATTTTGGGTCATCACTGGCTGCAGGGTATCGATGAAATCCAACACGTTGAAATGTGACCCAGATTTTTCTATCTGCGGCCGCTACTATTCTATCTACAGTTGCTCTTTGTTCTTGATTCATGCTTCCTCCATTAATCGTTTCCATGTGTCTCTGTTTCCAGCAATGTTTTTAATCTTTGTCATTGCTTTATTAGTAATGCGCATTCTATAAGAATTAGAATGATTATATCCATCAAGAACCGCCCAACCGCAATTACTTTTAATTTCTTTAGGAAGATCCACAGTTACATTTTCTAGTGCTAATTTGTTTTTATTGTCGACTGCTATTTCTAGTTTATTTCGCAAATCTATGTATGCTGTTTTTAATTTTTCTTGTGTTGCATCAATATCCATATCCAACACAGTTACTTTAGTTACTTCCATAAAGTCTGGATCATATTCAATTTGGTTTTGATTTTGTGATTTTTGATAAAATCTAGTATCTTCCCAATCTATCGCTTTAAGAATATTATCTATAGTCATAGATCCAATTGTATGATTGGCTTTGCTGTATCTATTTCTAGATTTGTTATCAATGCCAAGGTCGGGCAAATCAACGATCCCAGAAGGATCAACTTCATATCCATTTTCGGTCATTGTACTATCGACCCAGTTGCCTACATCACAATCATTGTTGGAAAACGGAATTGAAGAACCCACAGTTATATTATTTTTAAGACTGCTAACTCTTGCTTTTTTCATACAGTTTCGTCCTTGGTATATTTGTCCCATGCGGTAAATTTTGATCTATCCAGTAGTGAGTGCAAACTATGGCACCATACTCCGGGATTGGTTGCCGCAAAGTCTTTGTCATCTAGTTTAATTGTAGCATTATATCCTAATTTTGTCAAGTACGGAAGTTTAACCGAAATCATTGGAATAAAGTTATGTTGTTCTGTCATGCCAGATTCTAATAATCCTTCGGCACAATGTACATCTATGTCCAATGTACAAGTTATGCCTTCGTCCAAGAATGGTTTTATCATGTCTATCCAATCATGCCAACGATAATCGTTTACAGGCATAACGGGGAAACTATGATTAGCACCAAAGTAAATATGTTTGATTTGGTCCAAATATGATCGAATTAAATCTACACTTTGCACTCCAACAACAAACAATGTTTTCATACCCAATGCAGGTGTGTGTTCTACTTCTGTGCCGTAGAAAAAATTGGTATTCTCGTGTCCTGGTCTATTCATTTTCCAATGATTCCAATTTAGAGGTATCCAGATCATCCGGATCTGTATCGGGTTCTTCAAATTCGAACAATGCGTTGAATTGTGTTCTAGCATTCACCGCCTTCTTGCCCTTGAAGCCTCGTGTGCCCACAATTTCAGTCCAGTATCCAGTATCGCCACCATATTTTTTAATTTCAGCCAGACTATCTTCTTTGGTTGGCGCTGAAAAGATACGATCAACAATGTCTTCAAACCGGGCATAGTCACCTTTGCTATGTCGCATCATGGCCGGATGCTCTCCTGCATCAAAACGTTGGTTGGCCTCTTGTACTGCTGTTAAATGCATCCAAACATTGTGACCCATGAGCAAAGCATAACTAAACGAATCCCAACTAGTTTTTTCTGGTTCCTTGCCATTTTTATTAACATCGCCAGGTGCGTATATACAAATGTCCTTCATCTTCAGCATATTGCTAATAGGACTTTCTTGCCAATTCTTAATTGGAGTGGTAGGATCTTTGAGAGGCAAATCTGCTAATACTCCCACAGACCATTTGCGTGTGTCTGTTGCGTACTTCTTATCGTCAAGCACAGGTGCCATGCGATATGACCACTTGTCATTTTGCGGAAATACATTTTCAAAGTATACCTGCCCGTTTGCAGTAGCAAGGAATGGACTGGCACAATCAAAACTAATAGTAAAAGCCGGATTAATGTATTTTCTAACGGCCCTTTGAATCACAGTGAGTAGCACAGCCCATTCCAACTTTGACGTGCCCAAGAAGTGCATCCAGTCGTGTTTGCCCTGTTGTAATAAGTTATCGTATTTCAATGCTATCAAACGCTTTAAGATCAAATGCACATCACACATGTTCTGACCGCCCATGGCCCAGCCATCAAAGTGCGTGTCAGGATACACAGCAGGATCGCAAAATTCTTTCATTTCCTGATACCAATCTTCTGCCGAAGTATGGTTGTCGCCTTGTAGCACGTTTAGAAACTTTGCACCACCATTCTCTACACCCTTGCGGTGTGCCATAAAATATAAATTATTATATTTGGTAGCCGCAACTGCTTCCGGAATTGTGGTAATTCCACACGCTTTACTTGCTTTTTTGTCATGTACGACCCAGGTAGGAATGTCAAGAATCATGCCATAGTCAGAAATCGTGTCTAGCCACTTTAACACACTATCACGTTTTTTCTGTGCGGCATCTATCAATTTTTGATAGTCTGAGGCAGGATCTTTTTTGACTTTTTTGCCTTTGGTATTAACAGTTTCTTTTGGACCTTGTGCCACTAGTTTGGCCAGTTTGTCTTGCACTACCTGGCTGCCAGGATCGCGCCATTCACCTTCCCACAAGCCTTTGGCAATCTGGAATCCGCCAGAGTCACCTAGCATGAATGTGCCCGGTTCACGACTACGTACCATGTCCTCCGACCAGTCTTGTTTGGTTAGATCCAGGTTGGCATGCCCACCTGAATACAAACTCCACCGATATGGAAACAGCGCCTTTTGACTGTTGAGCCAATTCATTTGTTCCATATCTGTCAGCCCTTGCGGAAATCTTGCAGGATCCACGTATGGTTCGTTGCGTTGTTTGCCTACGAACGTTGCATAGAATCCCGAGATCGCCGGAAGAAAAACAGCAAATTGACTTTGCCCGTCAGGCCCTGTTTGTTTAGCTGTTAAGTTGTCTTGGTTCACTTGCTTTGTGCTGGTAAGATATAGTTATAAATTGCTAGACCTGAGTCCACTGTGATTTGAGCGGCACCATCATCGCTGATACGTACAATCTTGTCGCCAGTCAAGTCCATGATACTCACAAACTGTTTGGCAGGCCAAGACCAAGCACGTTTTAATTGTCCGTTAACATCGGGTTGGAACACAAAGTTACCTGAGTGTGTTGAATGATCGCCAAAGAAAAACTTTAAGTCAGTGCCTTCTGTTTTGGCTTGAAAGTTTGGCTCTTCCACGTTGGCTTGCATCTGCCACTTGAGTCGCTGAACAGCCGCATTGGTGGGCTCAAACTCAATATGCCATGTTAGAGGTTTGATCTTGGCTGTTTTTAACTTTTCGTTCACAATGCCACTAGCCATGAAACGATAGTTGTTTTTAAAGTCGCCGGCTTTGTTTTCAAATGTGATACCATCCGGTTCACCGTCGGCGGCACGTTTGGTAATAGTGAGTTTGGCATCTTCCTTGTACTCTTGTAAATTCAAAATTGTTTTGAGTTTGTTCAAGTTAGGCATGCCAAATGTGCCAATAAAGGTTGCAACAGGATTGTGGAAGTTGCCGCGAATAACCACGCTAAGGTCTTCAGCCAATCCAACAATTTCAGTTCCTTTATCTGTGCCCATAATTTTGACCAGGTCGATACAACCAAGATCATAAGTGTGCTCTACCAAGTCTAATAAGTAATCTCTCATAAGTTTCTCCTAAGTGTTAAGTATACAGGGTTTATTCAGTTTTTGCAACTATTTTGGCTAATGTTTGTCCACCACGAAGACTAGCCAGGTCTCCGGGTTTGCGTAATTCCAACCAACTAACATCTCCAGTACCGTCATATGCTAGTATCAATTCAAATCCCAAACGGCAAGCATGGTCAAGAATTAATCTTTTGGGTGTATATAACATCCATGTATGTTCGGATCGAATGACACCATGGGACAAATCACAGTTGTTATAGGTTGCAATTAATTGGCCACCGGGTCTAAGTTTATCATACAATTCAGTAATATATCTATTGATTAATTCTAATGGTTTATGATTGAAAAAATGATAGGCAAATATTGCACCAAATTGGTTGTTGGGTAGTTTACCTAATATTTCACCATCCTGTTGATCATCAATCACATACTTTCTTAATCTGCGTTGGTATTCTGGTGTGAATTTACTCACACTGGGTTCTATTAGATCTAGATTATGATCAACCACGTACAACGGATCTAACGGAACCATGTCTTCTATAAACGTTTCTAATCCTGGACGAATAATCATTCCGGGAAATCTCCAGTCGGTTAAATTTCTCAAATGACTTCTTAGCATGATGTCATCATCAGGATCAATTCGCATGCGTCGATTTAATATAATATCATTGCTATCATATTTCATTCCACCATGCCAAACTTCGGTACTGTGTTCTAAATACTCTGCATCTCTATTTTGAATTTCTTGACGCAATTCTTGTCGTAGTTGTTCTATCAAATTAGAAAATTTTAATATGTTTTGTTGTAACTCATCAAATCCTTTGGAAATGTTTGAAGCAAGTCCTGGATACACTTGTGAATGTTCATTAACCACGTGTGTTATATGTTTTAATGTGCCCGTGGCAATATCACACTCTACAGCAACATCCAAAGAGTCTAAAATATTCAGATATGCAACAACTTTGCTTAGTTTCATTCAAAATCAAACAAACTAGTAAATGTATTTTCTGTGTTGGTTGCTGACGCTAGGTCCCAATCCAACACACCTAGCAAGTTGTCAACCTTTTGATCCACAACAGTTGCTTCCATCAAGCCATCATCAAATGGCAAGTCTTTGAACCACTGTGGCAAATGCATTTCATCTGTGGGATAACCAATGCTGGTCCATCCTAGCGCATTTGACTTTAGTTTACACACAATGGTTTTCATTCCATCCACAATCTGCATGGAATAGTTGTCACTGTTCATCCGGCGCATGTTGTTCCAGTTGATGGCCGCACGTACATGTCCAGGCATGTTGGCCTTGCCCAGTCTTATTTCTTCTGCACCATACTTGGTCAAGTTGTTCACACGCTTGGGTGAACCTTTTTCCCAACCTGGTCGTTCCATAAATTGATATTTGAACTCCCTGATACGTTCCACAATAGACTCCCTATCTGCTCCAGCAAGTAGTTTATTTAGAATTTCTAACAAGAAGTCCTGAATTACTTTTGGGGTATCACTGCGTTTTAAGTCCAAGCCGGTGGCCTTGGTTTTGCCAATTGCACCATTGACATCCAGTCGCTTGTTTTCCAAGTCAATGATGTTCACAGCATAGCGTTTCTTTGTGATAAACAGGCTACGGTCAGCAACCATCTCACGACCACACTTGATCAATTCGCCCATGTCTCTGGGACAATGAAACGCCTGTTCCATGAATCTAGGAAAGCTCTCGTTCACTTGATCTGCAATTGAATCATACAGTTGGATACAAGTTTCCTTCGACCAAGTCATACGACCTTCCGCAACTTCTTTTTTCAGCACTGGCCATGCACTGAAGTAGCATGAGTCAGTGTCACCATAGATAACACTCTTGCCCAGGTGATCATACTCGCCTGTGATGCATTCGTTAATGTATGCATCCATGTGCTTGGCAATGCTTCTGCCAGTTAGAGTAGTTGACTGACCAATACGTTTGTCAAAAAATCTACACCCAGGGTTAAGGATAGCACCATACAAACTATTAAGATTAATCTTTTTAACCAGTTGTCGCTTGTCCCAAAACGCAATTTCTTTGGCATCCTTTGCTTCTTTCTTATTTGCTTGTAATTCTTGCCGTTCACGATACCAACGTTCCAACAAGCCGGGAATGATACCCTTCTTTTCGTATGTGAGTATTGTGCCATTGGCAGTGAGGATCCAGGGTTGATTTGAATCAAACATCATCTTCCAGATCTCTGCGGCACCATGCACAGTCTCCTCGCCTGACTCCCAGTCAATAGTAATCTCTGTGCCACGTTGTTGTTCCATCACAGCAGTATATTCTAATGATGCAAACAACCCTTCCCATGCCGCGGCAAAACTTGCACCCTTGGCTATACGCTCACTGATAATCCTATCAGTCATGACCTGACGCAGTTGTCCCACCACAGTCTCTGGTCCCATGTTCATGGCACGAATTGCTGACGGATACAATGAATTGATGTCAACTGATCCCACCCACTCATGCATGCCCTTTTTGGGGTATGCCACATAAGCACCAGCGGCCTGTGTGTCTTCGTCTGTTAGGCGTTGCTTGCGATTGGGCACAACCAGGCCACGTTCATGTGCTTCGTTGATAATGGCCTGCTCAGTCACTGCCACAGCACCCATGGTGGTCTGGAGCAACACAGTATTGGCATGTGCTAGTTCATTGGCCAAGTCCAGGAAACGCAGTTTCTTGTCCAGTTTACCAATCAGCATGGTGTCTTGGCGGTTGTATTCAATAAACTTTTTAAAGTGTTGATTGTATAGTGCGTCTAGTGTCCCTTCGAACTGTGTCTTGCGTTCGTTGAGTTCATACTCACCAATGGCATCCAGGCTGTAACTGTGTCGTTCTTCATATGTGTACTTGCGATACAGTTGCATATAGTCCATGTGTACCCGTCCCACAAGGTCATAGGTCTCGTTCTCAGCACCAAAACGTTCAAACACACGCTTCTTGGGCAGTTGTCCCCACAAGCAAAACTTACGTGTGTCATCTTTGCTGAGCAAACGGATTGTTCTGTTTATAGTGTAGGGAATATCATAGCCTTCTGAGTTCCAACCTGTCAATACATCTGCGTCATCAATTAGATCTAGAAATGTTTTGATCATTTCATCTTCACGCTCAAACAGTATGGTGTTTTCAAAGTCGGCCACCAGTTCCTGTGCAGTGGCCCAACTCAATCCTTTGGGCGGTACTGCCAGGGTGACCAATTGATCCAGCCAGTCCAAGTAAACTGATATAGCAGTTATGGGATTGAAAGGATCTGTCACAGGCGAGAACCCACGCTCTTGATCAAATGCAACCTCAATGTCAAAAAATGCTGTGTGCAGTTCCGGAGCGTCTTGGTCTTTGTAGTTTTCTTCTAGGCATCTAAAGATGGGATTGATATCGGACTCATACAGTTGTTTGTTGCTCTGTATGCGTACTTCCTTGCGGAACTCTTTGTTGTTGCGGGTGCTGAATCTTGACACAGGCGTGCCATAGATACTCTGGAACTTGCCCCGAGGATCTTCGTAATAAAAAATATAATTTGCAGGATATTCCCTGTAGACTCGTTCGCCATTGCGGCGTTCTACTGTGTGAATGCGATCGTGTTCACGATCAAAAAGTGCGTCAATATAACTCATTGTTCTCCGTTTGTGGCCGGTAAGCCGTGCTTCATGCTCTTAATGTGAGCGACTCATTGGTACTTATAGAGTTTTGCCCACAGTTTCTAAAATTGTTTCCAGTGTCTCGTGGTCTTGTTTTTCTTGACCAAAGCTGGCCTTGTGTGCTAGTTTGATAGCCTTCTTGAGAATAGCAGGCTTGACTTCTAATTCTTCTGCCACTGCTTTTACTGTGTCATTGAGTCCACCTTGCAAGGTATCGATCTCAAACATCACTTGCATGCCTTCGTTGATGATTTGGGTGAGTTTAAGTTTTTGGTCGCCGTTGAATGTCTTGGTCATTGAAATCTCCTAAAACACAAGTATAACTGTTTGTTGAGGAGAAGTCAAGTGAATGTGCCACTTTTGGGCATCATGGTAGCGAATCACGAGCCCGGGCAGTAGCCGCCCACACACCGTAAACGGTAACGGTCCTAAGGTGTGTTCAGTGGGCCATCGTGTGGCTGTGTTCCTTGATGTAGTTGATCAATTGATTGCGTTCAGCAAATGCAGACTCTGACACCACACCATGTCGAGCAAATGTTTGATCAACAAATTGTTTAATGCGTTGTAGATCTTGTTTGGTTTCAACTATGGCAAGCATTTCGGTTACTGATTTTTTAAGAGTTTGAGCAATTCGGGATTCAGGCAAAGCAGGTGCGCCAATTGCGTTAATATAATCTTTTTGTGCTCGACTTAATGGTTTGTTTGGTGTTGCTGTGGCCGTGGCCGGCAAGTTAGTTGTGTATTGTGGTACTGGTTGCTGTGCCGCTGCCGGGGTTACGGGTGTTTTCGCTAATGTATCAAATTGTTGTTTGCCGTAATTTATTACCTGCGGGCGACGATCACTTCTTACACTTTTGACTGTGGCAACGGCTTGATCAACTGCTTGTTTTCCTGCAGGTACTCCAACTTTGCTTGCGGCAGGTGCAATGCCATTTGCTGTTGGTACCACTGCTGGTGCCACTGGATTGTTAATACTTTGTGCCGCAGCCTTTTGTAATCTTATGCGTTTTTGTTCAGGTGTTTCACCTGTTGGCGCAGGCACAGCAGTTGTTGGCGCAGGCACAGCAGTTGTTGGCGCAACGGCTTGTTGTTTTTTGTAAGTAGGTATATCAAATATTTCACTACCGCCAATTCCCAACTGTTGATTAAGGGCGCCACCAATTCCTTTGGCCACAGCGGTGCCAAGACCTGGCCGTTGTGCTTGTGCGGATTTAGGCCGGTTTTGTGTGAGCCAGTTGTAATCGGACCGTATTCTAGGATCAGGTGTTACTCGTGACGTCCGTTGTGGCACTGGTACAACTTCACTCAGGCGCTTGTACCCCAGAGCTTTTGTTTTGTCATTGAACGCAACCACGCTGTCGTCATAGCTCATGGTGTTTGTTGGTTCTTTTGGCGGAGCATTTTTCAATGCGTCTTTGTGTGCTTGTGCTCGAGCGTCTCTGTCAGCCAGTTGTTGGTCACGGTCAGCATCACGTTGGGCACGAGTGCGTTGTCTCAGTTGAGGAAACTGTTGTTTTAAATGAGTAAACAACTCATCATTTTCGTCAACTCGTTTGAATAAATCATCTACTATCATGTTATCGTTCTTCTATGTAGTCTTGATCTTGCTGTTGTGCGGCTTGCTTACGACGCTGAAACAACTTCACAGCCATGTCAGCATGGTCCATGCGAGGAAAACGTGTGGGTAACCGGCGTTCACCGTTGCGCAATTCAAAACCTTGAGTCTCATCGCCGTAGCACTCTAAACATGTGCCATCTTCCATGGTGTATGTTTTGACAGGGCTTTCGCCCAAGGGTGCAGTGGGTTGTGAAACAGCAGTGGCCACTTGATCTTCCGCACCGTGGGCTACTTCCGAGTCGGCTGCATCACTGGGACCTGTATCTGGTTGCACATCATGGTCCCATTCAGCTTCTTCAACGTCCTCTTGGTCAGCATAGTCGTTATAGCTGACATCGCTAGAGTGAAAACTGTGCTTGCCGTGATTGTACAAGTTGACAACAACAAAACGTTTCATATCGCCAAAGCTGTCAATGTCTCCAGTCTTGCCTTCAAACTCAATGCCCTGACCTGTGATAACAACAGGATCACCTATACTTAGTTCTTCTGCGTTTTCGTCCACTTCCTCATCATCACCGATGTCAAGATCGTGTTTGGCTTTGCGAACCAGGTGCGGGTCAAGATGATCGGCCTTTTCTAACTTTTCCAAATAGTCAACAAAACTCTTTTTGACTTTGCTCAACATGTCTTCTTCTACGTTCTGCATGGTTTCTTCAAGACTGCCCACTAGTTTGCCACCTAAGGGGTTCTTTGGATCTGTTTTGTTTGTGAGCACAGGACTGATGCTAGTGGGTTTAAACAAGGCAGGTAACTGGCCAGCAGATTTTTGCTGTGCTGTTAGATTGCTCTTGCCTTCAATCAAGGCCAAGCGTTCAATTATCTTATAGATTGGATCCGTCATGCTCTTTCGTCTTTCAAACTGCTACGCAATTGCCAGGCAAACTTGTTGGTCTGACTCAGTCGTTCGGCCATGAAGTTGGCAACATCTTGTTTGTTTTCTTGTGTGGCGTCGGCAAAACATTGATTTAATAATTCAACCAGTTGACCGCTGTTGGCCAACAGTTCTTCGACCATGAGACGAGCACGTGGGACCTTTGTTTGTCCTTTGATGATTGAAAGTTCTAAAAATCTCTCAAGACTGCCGGGAGCATAATCGCCCAGGGCACGAATATATTCAGCAATGGGATCTACAGCACTATAAGCATCTTCGTAGATCTTTTGAAAAAATTTATGATACTGGTAAAAGTCTGGCGTTTCCACATTCCAGTGAAACGCATGTGCTTTTACATAGTAAGCAAATTGGGTTCCCAATAAAATTTTTAAATTATCTGCTAACATCCGGTGCTTTCTTCTTGAGTTTTTTTATCCAACTTGGCGTGTTTGGTGTAGGATCCGAACTCGTTACATATTTACCTGTTAGCATGTTTCCGCCATTTCTTGACGTCATGCCCATGGGCATGGAAACAGAAGCAATACCGCCGCTTGCTGTGGCACCTCCACTGGCATTTTCCATTATTTCACGTATTTTCATTACAGGGTCCGGTTATGTGTAAATTACCTTTTTGATCAATTGTGGCTGATCCATTTAGAATGCGAAAATTTCTAAGTTTTATTTTGATATTTTCTGGGTCCACTAATTCATATCTAATTTGATATCGCCCAGGATCGGCATAAATGGGTATAACTTCTTCTAAATGGCAGTCAGTCCAGTTCCATGTGCGTTCTGTAAATAATTCGTCATTGACGTAGCATCTGTATCTGGCCAGGTTTCCGGACCATTTACCATTAATATCAACAACCACATTGACAGATTCTTTTTGCATTGAATATTTAGCAAAAAAGAAACGGATATGTTTATGCTATTTGCACCACGTTGGTAATAACAGAGTCGTGCCCGTACTGTGCAGTCAACAACTGACGAGCCATTTGCGGATTCTTGGCAAAAATGGCCACATCCATTGAGTTGGCGTACAAGGGATTTTTGACCCGGACCCGGGCCTGGTACACATGAAACCCGGGCACAGCAGATTCTTTAACTACGTATTGTTCTATCATTTAGTGAAACATTAAAAATTGATTCTGTACATCCAGCCTTGGTGCGCCTAGGTCGCCGTGCCCCGCGGGAAATACAACCACATTCCACTTGGGTTTGGGACCTTCGGGAATCCGTACCATTTGATCATACGTTATAACACTCTCAGGATCAATTTTGTACGTGGCAGCCAGTTTTTGTTTGAACTGTTGCCATGCTTCATTACTTACTACTTGTGTGGTGCCTTGCGCATCTTTCACATACTTGCCCTTGGCATCAGTCATAAACAGGCCACGGAACATGTCCTTGGGCAGGGTAACAGCATCTTTAACATGCTTTCCGGCACCACGTACCACATTGACTGTTTTGACTTCTCGACTTCTAGCACCTGAACTGAACTGTGACACCACATTGGGCGGTGCTGATGTGTCTGTGGCAATCTCGCCCATTTTGGTGTAGAAGTAGAACTTGGCATCAGGGTTGTTGCGAGCCACATCCATGGCCAGGTTGTAGTATTCCTTGGAGAAGAAATCACCAGCATCGTGTATGCGTACCAGCAATTTGATACCATTGGCTTTTGCCTTGGCATCCACTGCTTTGACTTCTCGATCGAACATGGCCATGTAACCAGCAGGATCATTTACTAAAAAGTTTAATGCTTGTGCGGCACTCATTGATGATGCAGGAAACATTCTATAGCCACCTTTTCTGGCATAGCATATGAGTTGACATTCACCTGCACCGGGGCAGGTTTTGATTTCCACAAACTCACCTGTGTCTTCATCCACCACAATGCCGCTCAATGCTGGCAGCGTTAAATCGTATGTGATGGCGCCTTCTTTTTTGGACTTGGCCATTTTGGCATTTGTGCCCAGTATTTGTTTGGGACGAGTTGTTATTTGACTAGCAAGATCTGCCAGGTTCCATTCTGTGTTTGAATCATCTTTGGTAATGGCCTTGACGTTTGAACCGTGTATGATGGGTTTGAACTTGTCTGCCTTGGTTTGTGTGCCAGTCTTGATGCGTGTCAGGTAGTCCTGCATCTCTGGTTTGGACCATGCCTGCTGTGGTGCATCTAGTTTGAGAGCTTCTTCCACTCGACCAGCATTGTGTGCTTTCCATGCTGTGGCATACGCAATTGATTTTTCTTTATCGGACAGCTTACCATCCCGGGCATAGCCCTTTTTGATATGCTTGACCATGCGTTCTGCTCGGGCTCCGGGTGGTGCTACCTCGTCAACCCCTTGATCTTCAACGTTTAATACAGTGACAGGGAATCCACCCAAGGTTGTTGTGCTGTCCGCGGCTTCTACAATGTGTCTAATCTTCATTTTGTGCTCCAGTGGTGTATTTACACCGTTTCATTTGATACCTATTCTCATAACTCTTCCTTTGTTGTTGTTGCTTCACTGCTAATGCTAATTTTAATTGTCCTACACCATCTGTAAAACAAACTCCATCTAAGTGATCTAGTTCATGTAA